TGGGCTGCGACACCAACGCGCCCGAGGTCATGAGGCCCAACGGCTTGGCGACGCCGTCGCCTTCCCAAATGGCCGCTTCGGCGCCGAAGCGCAGTTCCTCGGGAACCTGCTCGTTCAGGAACGACTCCATCGCGGGGCCGTCCTGCATCTGCTCTTCGGTCAGGCGCACCAGCGCGCCGAGCTTGCCGAGCTTGGCTTCCACCTGACGGGTGGCCGCGATCGAGTCCGTGTAATCGCCGTTCTCGGCGATCCAGTAGTGGCGCACGCCACCATTGCGCGAGCCGTTCGTGCGAGCCTCTTCCTTGACGACGGTCTCGGAGTACGAGTTGCCGACCGTGATCGGACGCTGCGTGACGCGCGAGAGCAGCTCGCCGCCCGTGAGCGTGGCTTCGAGCATCACGTTCGCCACCGCCATCGGCACCGCAAACCCGCCCTCTTCACCGATGATCGTGTCCTGATTACGCGCCGCCATGAGGCGCGGGTCGTTCGTGCGGCCGTCGTTCTTGGACGCGGCGATCACGCTGCGGAAGAACTCGCCCGGCGCCCACGGCTTGTCCTCGGCGCGATCCTTGCCGACCTCGACCGTCGTCGCGGCCGCGGCCATCGGGGCGGCCTGCTGCTTGCGCAGCGCCTGAATCACTTCGCTGCGCGCGGCCTCAACCGTCGTGCCGCCGACGATCCATTCCGCGGCCTTTTCGGGCATCCCGCCGTCACGGGCCAGCACGGCGAGTTCCGCCGCGCGCGTGTCAGGAGCCGGGGCCGTGCCCCGCTCCGACGTGGTCTGCTCAGACATCTTCGACTCCGTCGAAAGGGCCGAATCACCGGCCAGTGCTGCGCCTTGGTCGCGGGATGCGACACTGCGCCCGACGCCAACGGCATAATCCGCCGGCACCGTCACGCTGGAGCACTCATAGAGCGTCCAGCCCGTATACCGGCGCGTGATTGCGCCGGCCTTGTCCTTCGTCTGCGTGTACCGCTCGCCCGGCCAGTAGCCGATCGACACTTTCTTGCGGATGCCCGCCGCCATGTCCGCGAACAGCCATGACGCATCGGGATGATTTCCGCGTCGCACCGTGCCGCGCAGCACGCGGTCGCCGTCGACGGTCAGGTTCTCCACCAGCCCGATCTGCTCGTCCAAGTCGTGATCGCAGCAGAACGGCAAGCCGTCGGCCGCGTAGCTCAGGTCGATGCCCTTGGTGCTGTGATCCAGCACTTCGACATACCGCTCGCCCGTCATCCAGTCGTACCGCTCGACCGGCGCCTCAGAGGAGAGCGCGATCTCCAGCGTCAACGGCGCGTCCACGGGCGCATCGACGGCATCGTCGCGCACCACGCGCACCACGGCCTCGCGCCGCAGCGCGCCGGTGGGGTTGTCCTGCGTGCGTTCGGCGAACGGGTTCTGGCTCGCGTTGTGGCTCATGCGGTCTCCCGACGAAGCGGCAACACGCGCCCCGTCTGCGTAGTGGAATCGGTCGCCGTGGCGTCCGGGTTGGCGCTCGCGTCCACGTTTACTGCGATCGCCAGCGGGATCGTCTCGAGCGACACGCCCTTGGCCTTGGCATACGCCGCCGCCTCGGCCAGTTCGTCGACGATCTCGAAGAAGTCGCGGCCCTTTTCCGCGCACACGCGCTGCGGGGACGTGAGGCCCGCGTTGATCTCCATGATCGCGGCCGTCGCGTCCTTGACCGGATCGATCCACGGCCAGCCGGTGCACATCCACGTCGCGGACGCCGTCAGGGTCGCCGTGTCCATCGTCGTGACGCCCAGCGCGCCGGTCAGCGCGGCCATGCGCACCCAGTCGGCGAAGATTGGCCGGCAGAACTGCTCCACCAGCAGATCCTGCTGGTGCATCCGGCTCTGGCCCATCTCGCGCACGCGATCGGTGCGCATCGACGAGAAGTTGACCTCGGACAGATCGCCCGTAAGGCTGGCGTAGCTGCGCCCGAAGGCCCGCGCCATGCCGCGCTTCACGACTTTCATGAACGCGCTGTAATTGGCGGTCGGGTGCGTCGGCGTCCACGGCTGGAATTCGTAGCCCGCCGGCAGCGCCGTTGCTTGTCCAGGCACCGCCTCCATCACCAGCGGCACGGCGTTCCCGTCGGCGTCGAGCGCCGGCGCGAAGCCGCCGCCGTCCTTGTTGACGAAGAAGCCGCCCTGCGCCGCCGCCAACAGGCTCTGGTAGAGTTCGGCCTCGGTATAGCGGTCGCCCAGCTTCCACGTGATCAGCGCGGGCGCAAACCACGGCACGCCGCGGACCTGACCGGGGCGGACGCGCTTGAACACGTGCAGCACGTTCTCGGCCCGCTCGATGCGCTTGGTGCGTCCTGCCAGATTCGGGTGCCGGTCCCAGAGATGGTACGCCACCGGGCGCCCATTGGCGTCCAGCTCCACGCCCATGACGACGGCGTTGGTCGTCGCGCTGCCGGTGCGGTTCTCGCTTTCGTCGAGCTGGTCCGGGTCGATCGGGCTGATCTGATAGCCGAACGGCGCGTCGGGGTTCCGCACGCGGAGCGCGAGGAACTCGCCGTCCATGATGACCGAGCGGATCATCAGCCGTTGCAGCGCCGCGAACGACTCGTAGCCGGCGGGCGTACAGGTCTCGCGCGCGCCCCACGTGGCCCACGCCGTTTCGATCCGGTCGTTCATGGACTCCAGCAGGGCGCCCCGCGGCTTGCGGGCCCGGTACTGCAACCGCGCGCCCGTCGCGCCGATGATGTCGGCCTCGAAGTCCAGCAACAGTCCCGACGCTTCGCCGTTGTCGCGGCAGAGTTGGCGCGACCGCGCGCGCAGCGTTAACAGCGCGTGCCGGAGCTGCTCGTTCGGGTCGGCCAGATCGCTGAACCAGTTCGCGACGATGCGCGAGTGCTCGGCGCCGGCGTAGCGCACCGACACCTTGCCCGTCTGGACGCGACCCGTGATCGCGGCGGCGAGATGGCGAACGCGCTGGGTCAGGTTCACGAGGTCGTCCCCACCACGTTGAAGCGGATCGGGACGCCGAACGTCGTGCCGCGCTTGGCGGCGATCGCCGCGAGCAGTTGGCTCCGCAGCGTCATGAGTTCCTTGAACGAGAACGTCATCACCTGCCGCCCGGCGATCATGAACATCTTCATCTCGCCCTCAATCGTGCCCGAGAGCGCGGCCTCGACGACGGGGAGGGCCTTCTCTTCAAACGACACCGCCGCGCCGGCGGCGACCGTGGCGAGATCCGCCACGACGGTGGTCGCGCCCGTCTGCACGGTGCGCACCACGCCGCTTTCGGTGAGCCGCACGCGCCACTGGTACGTCCCGGCGGTCAGGGTCGTGGTGACGGCGCTTGAGAGCGTCACGTCCCACGCCGCGCCGTTGGCGGTGCCGGTGATCGGTGTCAGCACGACCGCGCCCGCCATCGCAAACGACAGCGTCCCGCCGTCGGCCGCCGACGCATCCGCGACCGCGAGCGTCAGACGCACGGTATCGCCCGCGGTGATCGTCGCGGGCACACTGGTGAGGCGATCGGGAAGGGCCACGACGTAGAGTCGCCCTGCCGGCCCTGTCATCCTACGGTGCGGCGCCCCTACTACCGCCCAACGGAGGGGTTTGCTACGCCGCCCGCTATGCCGCCCGCTCGGCGTACGCGCGACGCGACCACGGCAAGCGGAAGGCGCGCGGCTTCTTCTTGCCCGACTCTTCGAGGTAGCCGCGCTCCACCAACAGCGTCAGCATCTTGCCGACCGTGGTGTCCAACACGCGCATCTCGTTCGCCAAGGACTCCGCTTTGACTTCCGTGAACGCCTGCATGGTGAGGCGCTTGCGGATGTGCCACATCGTGAGGCGGGCCGCCGGCGGCAGCGACACGTCGTCCAGCGCTTGTTCGACGGCAAGGCAGTAGGTCATGGCGCTCCGTGGTGAGGGATCATCGCATCCACCCGCCCGTGCGTTTCGGCAACCACGCGCCGGTCGGCTTCGGGATGGGCGGTAGGGGCTTCTCGGTCGGCGGTTTCGGGGACTTGGTCGCCGCCCCGTCGGCGTTTACGCGCTCCACTTCCGACGCCAGCGACGCCACCGGCACCGGCCCAAGCAACAACGCCGCGTAGGCGTAGCCCTCGCAGTCGGCCACCTCGTTGCGCACGCCTGGCGTGGCTTCCCACTTCCGTTTGCGCGTTTTCTCGTCCACGCGGCGCCGCATCGAGAGCAACTGCGTCACGTAGTCGTCGTCGGCGTACTGGTTCAGGTACAGATAGCCCGGCCCCGCCTCGTCCATCGCCAGCCGGCGGTACAGTCGGTCCATGATCGCGTTCACGCCGAGGATGTAGAGCCGCCCCGGCTTGACCTTGGTCGGCTTGGACGGCACCAGCGGCGCCGTCGGGTTGCTCGAGCCTTTGATCGCGTAGACGTGGAACGCCAGCCGCGGCGCGCAGTACGTGTACACGGCCTTGCTGTGCGTGCCGTCGCCGGCGTCGATGGCGAGCGACCGAATCGCCATCTGCGCGCCGCTCTCGTGCGTCCAGCGGCGCTGCGTCCGGTAGTCATCAAGCCGTGCCCACCATTCCGGTTGGCTGGTGTCGCCGCGCAGGATGGTGCGCTCGATCAGCCACGACGTTTCGCCCACGCCCCACGCCCGCACCACGATTTCGCCGCGATCGTGCTGGAGATCGACGCCGGCGGTCAGGATCGCCGCGTCTCGGGGGACATGCCACGCGATCGGGGCGAGATCGTCTGCTGCATCGTACCGCTTGGCCCGCGCGAGCAGCGTCGACTTCACCGTCTCGGCCGTCTGGTCGCGGTACAACTCGCCCAGCGTCGTGTTGAAGAACGCCCGCAGCATCTCGGCGCGCATCGCTGGGTCGCGCTGCCCGTTCGCGGTCACGAACTCCTGCGCCACCTCTTCCCACAGCGCGAACGCGGCCACGAGGCCGTGGATGTGGAAACTGCGCTTATGTGGCACCCGCGCATCGGCCGTGGCGGTCCAGCGCCCCGCGCGGAGCAGCGCCCCTTTTTCGCGCGCCGGCATCCGGTGCTCACACGCCGCGCACTCGTAGGCCACCGACGCCGGGTCCACCTTGCCCGCCGCGTCGACTTGCCACTTGAGCCGGTCGAAGTGCAGCGTCTGCCAGTGCCCACAGTCCGCACACGGCACCTCGTAGACCTCCTGCGTGCCTTCCAAGTAGCTCGGCCAGATCAGCGACTCCTCGGCGCTGGTCGGGCTGGACACTTCCACGATCTTGCGCCGCCGCTGGAACGACCGCGTGCGGGCGCGAGCGATGGCCTTCACATCGCCCTCCGTGCCCGCCGATCGCGGGTGCCGATCGCGTTCGTCGAGCAGCACCACGCGCTTGGGGCGCATGGCGAGGCCCGAGGGCGCGTTGGCGCCGGTCATGTCGAGCTGGCCGGCCGCGTACGACTTGGAAAGTATGGTGTTATTGCTTTCACGTGACCGCGCGGGCGCAACGAGAGAGTTGAGCGCCGCGCAATCGCGAATCATCGGGGCGACGCGGTCCTTGCTGAAGCTCTCGGCGGTTTCGACGGTCGGCTGCACGCACAGCATCGGGCTCGGCTCTTGGTGGATGAAGTAGCCGATCGCGTTCAAGATCAGCTCCGTCTTGGCCGCTTGGCTGGGGCTGACCACCGTGATCTCCTGCGTCGTCCGATCGCTCACGGCGTCCATGATCTCGGGCAGGTACGGCACCATCGCGTTGAGCCACGGCCCGTGGTTCGCCGTTGCCTCGGGACTGAGCACGCGGTACTTCTCGGCCCACTGGCTCATCGTGAGACGAGGCAGGGGCCGACAGTGCCGGCGGAACCGCTCGCGGGTGACGCGGTTCAAGGCCTCGCGGCCGAGGGCGTGCGTCATGCCGCCGCCTTCGCCGGTTCGGGTTCGTCGACCACGTCCTCGTCGAACGCCGCCAGCTCGACCACGATCCGCTCGGCTTCGGTTTCCGCCGCCGTCTCGGCCTCTGGCCCCAAGTGCGCCAGCCGCACCGGCATGGCCCGCAGTCGCGCCGTCAGTCGGTCCAGCACCCGCGCCAGCGCCGACTCGTAGTCGGCCACGCTCACGACTTCGCCGCGCGCTTTCGCCACCTCGATCTCGGCCAGTTCCGCTTCGGCGTTCGCTTTGCGCGTGCGCGCCGTGTCGAGGTCGCCGGGGTTGGCGTCGACCACCGCCTTGTCCGCTTCCCGCTTCCGCAACGCGATGGCACAGTCGGGTTGCCGGTACTCGATCTGTTTCCCCTGGCGCGTGACCAGCACCGCCGGCTCCTGCGCCCGGATGTACTGGAGCGTCCGCACCGCGAGGCCCGTCTCCTCGGCCAACTGGTTGAGGGATACCCACCGTTGGCTCATCTGGACGAACTCGACGCAATGTGTGGCAAACGTGCAACAGTTTGGGCGAACTGTAGGGCAAGTGCAACAGATTTGCCCGAATTGCTGGCTAGCGAATTACCGAGGCTGCGCGGTTCC